AAATTGGAAACCGAAATGGTACCCGGAAGTCTAGAGTTACTAAGAGTTCCTGAGGTGACATTGGAGGCATTCAAAGTACTTATACCAGCACCCGAACCTATAATACTGGACGCACTCAAAGTTCCGGTAATATCTGCAGGGCCACCTACCACCAGGTTGGCCGTCGCTTCCAAATTGGAAACCGAAATGGTACCCGGAAGTCTAGAGTTACTAAGAGTTCCTGAGGTGACATTAGAGGCATTCAGGCCTGACAAAGCAGCACCCGAACCTATAAATTCTGTGGCCTTCACGTTACCGACTACATCCAATTTCTGTGTGGGCTGTGTGGAACCTATACCAACACTGGTTCCTTCGATCACCACGGTGCTGTTGGCCGACCATTCTGTTCCATCCCATGTAAGTATTTCACCAGTCTGTGTTCCATCTGCCGGTCCTGCATTGTCATAGACCCATCCACTCCCGTCATATACAATCGTCTTTCCTTCTGATAAACCAGAGGTATTATAAGGAACCCCGAATAAGTTACTTGTTCCATCTTTTACTAGCAATTTGTACTCGGCGGTGTCCGTGGTACCCACGCCTACATTGGACGAAAAATAACCATTTCCAGTGGAACTCAATGTTCCGGCCTTTATTTCTCCAGAAATGTCAGCTGTGGTTCCAGTAATAGACACTGCAGTCAAAGTTCCAGAAACGGTTGCCCAGCCTGTCGTGAGTGTATTATCCACTATCACATCCCCGGTGATGGATGCATCGCCCACCACCGTTAAACTTTCGGTAAGTGTATCTACAATTAAAGTTGTTGCAGAAACAGTGCTAGCATAGACAGTCCCAGTGGTGGTCAAGCCCGTTGTCGTGATGGTTCCGGTCTTGGGGTCAGACTTTAGTTCCTTGTTGGATGTCAAATTGAAGTTTCCGTCGCTCAACTGAATGGCTCCTTTCTTTCCTGAAGCAGAGGCACTTCCTCCTCCGCCACCAAGGTTGTTGTCAATGGAACTCATTTCCTATTAATTAAAGATATAAAAACCTTTTCAGTTACTAACGATGGATCGTTTTGATCCTCAAAATGAAAAGCATGTTCAGTGGCTTAAGGGCTCTTTCGAGAAGATGGAGCATTACACTTCACCCGATTCTCAAAAGAACGGCAAGGAGTTTGTCCGTTACGTAAACTCCAATCCATTTGGTCTATCAGTCACTGCCAGTAACGTTATGGACTGGCCAATGATCCATTCGATGATCGCCACCAAGTATGCCAAGGCGGTTCTCACTGGTCAAGCCTGGCTACCCTGATCTCGTATCCCGAAAATTTATGCCTGACTTCTGAAAGGAAATCTTCCATAATTTTAGTTCCTTGGTTTGACATAAAATCAACGTAGATCATCTGTTCTTTGTGATCCACTTTGATAGGTATTTCAATGCTTCGCATCCCGTCGAAATGAAATGGGTTCACTGGTACCTCAATCGTAGTTGTCTCAATCATCTTGAATTACATTCCCATGTTAGTTTTAACCCTGTATCCTTTGAACATCTTCTCAACCTTCTTGATACATTCGTCATGGAGGTCCCCAATGAAGTATCTGGACATCGTGACGATCACCACCTTGTCATCATCATCCACCTGGGCGTCGAAGTCTACAACCCTGATGCCCTCGAACTCCAGGGGCGAAACTTCCATGGCGATCGTCTCGTGTCTCATACTTAAAAATATAATGACTTTTATTTTTAAATATGCTCTACTACAGTTGCTTGTTCAGGAACGTGCCGCCGTACATGTTCAAGAAGCGCACCGAACTGAAAAGACCCACAAAACGGATGATCGAAAATCCACAAAAGTACGTCCACGAATGGATGGAACATGAAGAGCTTTATTCTCGTCTTCACGATCAAAAGGTTCGTGAACAAGAGAACAAACTGGATGCCATGGAGATGTTCTGTAAGGAAGAACCCCATGCTCTAGAATGTAGGATCTATGATGTTTAGCGCTGAGCCAGCGAAATAGCAAAAGGATTGTTGTCCAATTGCTTGACTGCCATGCCCAGTTGACTGGTTCTATAATCTGCATTTCCCTTGTAGGCATTGTTATTCTGCTTCCAAGTGATTTCGTAATTCTGACCTATCCCCTGGTTCCCGGCACCTCCCTCGATAACGGTAGAAGCGCTATTACGCGTGTGTGTGGTAGCACCCTGTGCCTGATTGGCCGAACCTCGGACGTTCATGCGCCCACCCGGGGGCGTGTAGCCCTTATTTCCACGGTCGGCTGGACGCAACAGGATTGTATTCTGGGTGTTCTGATAGGCTCCCTCGAATGAGTGAATGCCCGGAGCCGCTACGTCATTAACCCTCGCCGCGAAGTTCGCCTTGTTTCGGGTCGGAGCTTCCTGAAGAGTTCCAGCAGAAACGAACTTCTTAGCCGCACCAAACTCAAGCCCGTCCATGCGGGTCGAAGTCTCCGAGCGGATCGTGGGACGCATCGTTTTCACGTAACGTTCGCGCTCGCGCATGCCGGTGAGCATGCCACCCTGCCCCTGGGCGCGACCCCTCTCCAAGGGACGTTTGTCTTCACCTCCCAAAAGCTGATAACTCTTCTGAGGGCGGTTCTGAGTGACGGTGAGGCGTTCGGTTCCGCGATCAACAAAGTCCTTGGCGGGACCCGAGCGACCAGGAAGGGTTGTGAGCTTGTATGCGCCGACGTTGTTGGGCATCACGCGGAATTGCTGCTGATAGCCACCATAGGCCGGGACGTCGGCCGGGACGCCGATACCTGGTCCGACGAACCTACGCTCGGCGGATGACAAATTGTTCATGCGACTCGATATATTCTGACGATCGTAAAGGTTATAGACGGGCTGACCAAACGGGAACTGAACATTGGGTGCTGTATCCTGAAGAGTCGCCACGACCTCCTTCTTTGGGTTGATGATACCACCCTGTGGGTTATTTGGGTTGTAAGTTCCCGTGAACAGATCCGTCACGGCAGTCAATTCCTGGGTGGGCGTGTTGATGTTGTTTCCGAAAAACGGCATTTGTTGCGTTTCGCGGTTGGGAACAGGTGTTGGAGTAAAACCTTCTTTGCGGTCACTGCTGGCAATTTGACGACCTGCCACAGCAATCCCTAACAAGGCCACAAGACTCAATGGGTCCATATTAAAACTAGAGTAGATTTTAAAAATCACTTGTATCTACGCTCAAAAAGAACGTTCTGGACATCCGCCCGGCTGCTCGTGGGATCCCACGACCGGGTTCGGAGCGGCACCGAGCACGACATGTCCTTGGAAGGGAAATCATATCCACGACCCTGATAGCCCTTCTTGAAGAACGTCGTGGACTGAGGGCGAAGCATATCCTCGACCATAATCAGATTTCCTGGAGCACCCTTGCCTGCCATGTAGGGAGACGTCCCATAAATGGGCGTCGAGGCACGACCCGAACCGGCGTAGTTGAGGTTACTGACCACTGGCGGCGCGACCACATGATCGTAGGCGCAATTCACCGGCAGACTCTCTGCATCCAAAAGAACCGACGATGTATTAAGCTGATAAGCCATATTACTATCACCCAATATTTTAAGTGGAAGCCTTAACACCACTTCCGAAGGTGCCCCTAATCTGCTGAAGTTCGGGCATCCTGGACTGACCGAACATGGAAGCGTCGTTGGGGTAACATGCACCTCCCTCCGAGCGACACACCTTGTCTACCACCGGCCCGTAGGCAGCGCGAGCAAATGCACCTTGGTCGTTGGGAATGGTCGTGGATGGCATGCTGTAGAAGGAACGGAACGCTTGGTTTCGGCTTGAATAGACATCAGCCTGATCGGTGGGAGTACCCTCATTCAGGAACTTCTTTACCTTGTCCTTGACGGTCGGATAGTAGCACGCCGCCGGTCGCTTCGGGTTGTCGATGTAATCCGAGAGAAGCACGTTTGCCATCGGATTATCTTTGGTAGGCTGTTCGCATGTCTTTCCTGGGGTGATCGCGTTGAACCTGACCCCTTCCTCCTCAAACGAAGCGGGTCTCATAGCTTCCTTGATGCCACCGGCCAGTAACATCGACGCCATCACCATAATAACCGTGAGACCCAGGTAAATAACCCTAATGTCGCGATTAATCACGTAAAGGATCGCCATGGTGTAGAGAACGAATCGGGTGGCAGCGTTGAGCCTCTCCACGGGATTCTGCTTAGCCAAAGGCCAAAAGATCAGCACCTTGTTCTTGGCAAACAAGTGCGATGGATTTCTAAACCACGGTTGTTCCATTCTTATTTATTGACTAGTTATTTTTTTCAAGCATCTTGGTCAGGTTTCCCATCAGAGGCCCGAGAGCACTCATGATCTTGGTCTCGTCCAACCCCCCCTGACCGTCGCCAAACTGTTCTTCAACTTTGGCAGTCATCTCTTCCATAATCTCGGGCTTCATCAGGTTTCCGAGCAGACCCGCCAAAGGATTGTCTCCCCCGTCGGAACCCTGGGGTGCAAACATCTGGTTGATCTTCTCCGGAGAAAAGTCCATATTGGTCTGGCGGGACGCCTGAATCTCCTCATCACCGACATTGTTTCCGAGGACATAGAGTCCCTGGACGTACTGCCAGATGGCCGACCGGCTGTTGTCCGAAAGTTCGGACTTCCACATGGACTCGAGGTCAAGCGTCTTGAGAATTCCGTAACTTCGTGAAAGCTCCTCGAAGATGCGTTCATCCTGATTGCGAATGAGATCCTCATGGGGCTTCACATTCTTCATAAACGTTTCCAGGCAGACACCAGGATCCTTCTTGATCAACATGCTGACCGTATTCCTGTAGGTCTTCACAATGGTGTTCTCTGGGAACGTGTGAGCCAACTCATCCACAAACTGCAAAAGAAGTTCGTTGAATGTATCTACGCTGGCCATAGTATTATTTAATTAGACTAAAATCTTTAATTACATACCGCGACTAACTTCTGGGAAAGGAGTCTCGTAGATCTCCTCGCGCTGGGAGATACCGAGATAGACGATCATGCCCACCAAGATGGCATTCAGAATTGCTGGCTTGATCATATCGGCATTCCTGGGAGGTGCCTCTCGATTGAGACGAGCCACCAACTGGATATAGCCCATCGTGACGATCGCACCAACCAATGCCGCGACCAAAGGATTTTTAAGTGAATCGCTGATCATTATTAAATAAAGTAGATTTTAGTATGTTTAACGGTTCGCACTGGGATTTATAGAAAAGTCCTCTTCTTCGCCCATCGATGGCATCGGTGCCCTCTTCATGATTTTGTCGTTGAACGTAAAACTCTTGGTTTCTTCCTGTGGCATTTCCGGGGTGGGTGTCTCGAGAGACTCTGTGTGATCCATGGGTTCCTCGGTCTCCATGGGCTCCATCGAGTCATCTGGCATTTCAGGTTCGTCCTCCACTGGTAACTCGCCGCCTCCAGGAAACATGTCCGATTCGGGCTCCATCTCCGGCTCCGGTTCGGGCTCCATGGGTTCGCCATTCATTACGTCCACAGCATTCTTGTTCAGATAGGTTTTCAGAATCTGGTTGATCGGAAGCATCTCCTTGACTGTCTCCTCGACCACGCCATCCATTCGCTTGAGCAGATCCTTGCGCCTGTCATTCCTGCTGATGACCTCCTGATAGATATAGGGATCTTCATATATCCGCTTAGCTACATTTGTATAGACACCCAAGACGAATACGTCGTTGGTGGGAATCTTCAGCGACACCTTGCGAGAATCCTTGGAGAGCCTGACCGAAGAAATGATCTTGACCGTGGCCACGAAGCATGCCGCTGTCATCTCATCCAGACATCCTCCACAGCGATCCACACACTTTCCCACCTCGTTATCAATCTGATAGTTGTTCCACTGGGGAATCTTGGCGAGTTTCTCCTGAAACGCCTTGAGCGTATTGCGTCCCTGGGTCTCCACCTTGGATTCGGCATAGAGCGAGTCCATGCAGTCCAGTGCACTCGGGAGAATGGTG